TGGTCTTGTTTGGAAAACTTTTATGCGTGAAGGCACTTGGAAATTTTCTCCCGAAAATGGAAAAGCTGCTCCTAAGCCACTCACAATTGTAAAAAGTGGTAAATCAGATCCTCAAAAACTTATTATTTCAATGGCTGATATTAAAAAGAATTTTGAAATTGGAGCAATTCAGCATGTTACTGTTCCGCTAAGTCATGAAGATAAAGTCAATGAGAATACTGGTTTTGTAAAAAAGATACGTTTTGGCAAAGATGAAAAGGGTCGCACGACTTTAGAGGCGGCTATTGATTTTACTGAACCAGATATTAAAGAAAAAATTGATCGCGGCACTATTCCAAATGTAAGCGGAGGAGTTCACTTTAATTATTTTGACAAAGAATCAGGGAAAAAATTTACTTCTGTTCTCGGGCATTTGGCATTAACACCTAAGCCTTGGATCAGAGGAATGACTCCCTTTGGTGTAAAGACTTCTGAAAATCTCAATGTAGTCGGATTTTCAGAGGAACCACAAACAACCTCAGACCTAGACATAGAAGGAGGTGTAGAGGAAACAATGACTACGTTAGTCGAAGAGACATTTGAAACAAATGATAATGCCGATACTTTCCTTCAGGAGCTAGGACTTTCTGAGGACGAGGTTAAGGCAAGACTTAATCGCTATGAAGATTTAGAGCGAGAAGCAAAGACTAACAGAATTGACCAAAAGGTGCGTGATTGGGAAGGCGAGAAGAAATCGCCAGCTCTCGTTAAGGCAGCTAAGGAAATTCTGATGGCAGACGAAGGAGTAACAGTTCTTAATCTCTCAGAAGAGGGCAAAGAAGTTGCGCTTACCGCGTCTGACATTGTAGATCGTCTTGTGGCCGCTGCTCCTACTGTTGCACTTGCTGATGATCCTATCACAGACAAGGATGCAGAAGGAACTGCTCCGCCAGATGATACTACAGAGGAAAATCTTTCGGATGAAATTAAGTCCGAAGCACGAAGACTTTTCCTATATGAAAGATTTAGTGAGGAAGATGCTGTTGCTGAGGCAATTCGTCGTTCTCAGGAAAAGACAACCGCGTAAGGAGGAGGTGAAGATAGATGCCATTCGGAACAACTAAAAATGCTACATACTCAGATAAAGAAATTCTGAAGTATGCTGCACAACTCGGACCACGAAAGTCCGTTGTACTCGATGCAAAGAACTGGCCTGCTGATCCAGAGGCTACATCTGATCGTTATATAGTACCCGCTGGAACTATTCTTAAGCACTCAATTACCAATGCAGAAGCAATGATTCCTTACAACGGTTCAGGCGAAATCAGAGGCATCTTAGCTGCACCTGTTGACCTCGTTGCGCAAGCAACTTCGGCAATGGAACCAGCAGCTATGTATTTCCATGCAGTAGTTTTTGCAACCAGCGCTCTTGTTGGTTTCACCAACTATGCTTCAGCCGTTGTAAGTACACTCAACACATGCAAGTTCGAATAAAGGAGGAGGTGAAGTAAATGCCGTTTAAAACATTTGACGTTTGGGATCAAGCCGCTCTAACTAATGAGATTCGTCGTCCGCCAGAAGGTCGTGCTCCTGGCGCTGCCGAAGATGCTCCAGTTAGACTCGGTGAAACCATTGCTCCTTCAACACCTACCTACGAAACAGTAGTTAAGGTAAATGTACAGGAGATTAAGCCATTTGGTATTGGTCAGTTCCGTGCATGGGATGCTTCAGTTCCTCTCTTCAAGCCAGAAAACGTTTGGTCGGAAGTTCTCATGGAGCTCGTGCTTCTTGATGAACAGGAAAGAATTAAGGAATCCGAATGGAGAAAGCTTAATTCGCCAAGCGAAGAAGAGCGAAGAAGCGCTGGTGTTCAACTCGTTGATAAGGGAAAAATTCTTAAACTTAGAAACGAGAGAGCAGTAGAGTGGATGCGTTGGCAATTATTCGCTGATACGCTTGAAATTCCGTTCGAGGATGGAACCAAGCTACCAGTTGGCTCAGGAATGCAGCTTTCTCACAAGCCTGCTGCTTCTGTGCTTTGGAGCGATACAACAAACGCAGATCCCGTAGCAGATATTCAAGCATATTCTGAATTACTTGCTGATGATACTGGTTTTTATGGTCGTCACGTTCATATGAACTCAAAGACCTATAATTACCTTATCTACAATGCAAAGATTAAGAATGCTATTAACTTCTACGCATCTGGTGCTAACAGCATTCTGCGTCCACGCAAAGAGGATATTCTTAACCTCTTTGAGACATTCTCTCAGTCGCTTGATATCGTTGTCTATGACAATGGTTATCGTGTAGCTGGAGAGGCTGGAATTGGACGACCATCGCTAACCAAGTACCTACCAGATGGTTACATCCTTGTGACTACTGATTATGCACTTGATGGCGTTAATATTGCTGATACTCTTGACGGTGTGGTTTCCGTTTCAACCGCTTGGAATGAAATTCAGCTCCAGCAGGGTCTACAGGCAGAAATGCTCGTTGATCATGAATCAAAGAACCATCTGCTCAGAGTAGCAAGCGCTCATATGCCTAGACTACTTATCCCTGACGCTTTCGTTTGGGCTAAGGTTGCCTAAGCAATAAAGGAGAATGATCAATAATGGCAGTACCTACTAAAAAGGTGGCTTTCGCAGAAAGCGCGGTCACAGTTCATGTGAAACGTGTGAGCGAACCTAGCTTGCTTCCTGATGGAACGCAAGTATGGGATGTTGAATCTAAATTAATGCTCCCTGGAGAAACAATTCCACTCATTGAATTGCCGCCATATTTGAGCAATGCAGTTGAAGCTGGAAGCACTCCGGGTCTGAAAGCAATGACTCCAAATCAGGTTAAGCAGAGAGTTGAGTTATATCAAGAACTTGGTATACTCAACTCTCCTGCTGAACCAGAATTGGAGGAACAGGAAGAAGATTCTGAATTTCCAGCAGAAGAAGTTTAAATAGGGAAGGCCCATCGTGGGTGCAATCGCCAACATCGTCAAACAATATGTACCCACGAGCTTTGCAGCTCTTGTCGGGGCAACAAATTCATATTATGGCCCTGAAGAATTGCAGAGTTTGGCCGACTATGTAAAATTTAGACTTTTTAATACTGTTGTAGCAGAAGCTTCTGAAGCAGTAATCTACGACATACAAGAACAAAGATTGCTTGGTATTTTAACTACCTTGCAATTTATTCCTGCTGCTATTGATTACTGGAGTGATCAACTTTCATCAACTACTACCACTGGAACAAATGAAAGCGATTCGTTCTTTGATCATAGGCCCGATTTATGGAAAATTTTTGACCGACTTACTGCTGAAGCGTCAGCTCTTGGAACAGAAATAGGAATCAATATTTATGCTGCTCGTGGTGTAGTTCCGCGTGTTTCTTATGGAGATAATGGCAGAAATATTCTCATTACAGAAGATCCACAAAATTGGCTAGCAATGGATGATCGAAATGCGCAACAAGAAGATACATCTCTTATTTGGAGCAATGTGGTGCAATAGTGGATCTTACAACCAGAATTGGCACAGAAGCAATACAAAGACAGGCCTTAATTGTGCTTTTTGATTATTTAAATGACACAATAGCCACTATGAATTCAACGTGGGCTACCGAAGATGATGTATTTTGGGCTGCTTTAAATAGAGGCAATGAAGAATGGTTTGTAGAACCAATTGCAGATAATAATTTTTATGCCGGAACCATTCCCTCTTTGATTAATGCTCCAATAGATCGTTATCCAAACGTTGCTGCCGTATGTTATTTGGCAAATCCTCCAGGATCAACCGATGATGATGGAGAATTATATCAAGATGTATTAGCAATTGAAGTAATGGTTAAATCTATTAATTCAGAACAAGAAGTCAATTCAAGAATTCAAAAAACTCTTGATGCAATTCATTTAACATTTATGAATTCGCATACAAATAGAACTTTAAATAATACAGTTCCATCTTTAAATGCACCAAGGCAAAGCATTGGTGATGTATTTATTAGAAGAGAAAAGACAAGTCAAGGTCCAACTTGGTATTGGCAAGGTGGATCATTAGAATATGTAGTTTCAAAGTTTGTTGATTTTAACTAAATCTCATGATATTTTCGTATAAAATAGTAAATATATTAAATAGGCCGAGAGGAGGTGTCTAAATGGCCAGCAATTTCTTCCGTACTGGAATTACAGACGATAACTTTATCCGTGGTGCAGCAAGACTACTTGTAGCAGGCACAACGATTGCTTTTCCCACAGCCGTTTCTGATGTTATCAACCTGTCAACTTATGATGCAATGTCAGGTTGGACAGATGTTGGTGCGACTAAGACAGGCATTACCATCACCAGAAATCAGACTGAGGAGACTTTCGACGTAGATCAAATCCTTGGAGACATTGACTCTCGGCCTGTGTCTTATGAGCAGACTGTTGCAACCGCGCTTGCAGAAGTTACGCTTGAAAACTTCGTTGTTGCTTGGGAAGGTGGTCCTATTTCTACTTCCGGATCGTTCCGAACAATGGGAGTTGGCGAACCAACAGTTTACACTAGACGTAGACTTGCAATCATTTTCCAGAAGGCTAATGATAAACTCAGAATGCATGCATTCCACAAAGTTCAAAGAAGCGCAGCAGAGTCAGCAATTCCATTCAATAAGACAGGAGAACAACAGTCAATTCCTGTTGTTTTCAGAGCACTAGCAGATACATCAATCGCTGATGTTAATACTAGAACTCAGGTAATTTTCGATCAGGTTTAAACAATCTAATTGTGTACGCAACGCGGCACAGCTTTTCCAAGAAGGAGCAGAGGCACTTCTCTAAAAGCAAATTTACCGGCCTCTTTA